GCGGCGGAGGAGGCGGCGTAGGCGGAGGAGGCGGCGGAGGAGGCGGCGTAGGCGGCGTAGGCGGAGGAGGCGGCGGAGGAGGCTTCATCCACTGAGGCTTCACCCCGCGTCCAGGCTTCCGCAACTTCAACGGCTTTTTTGCTGCGCTCGTCCGTCAACTTTTTCCAATTCTGACGAGCGCAAAAACAAGCGAACAACACTGCGTCTTTGTGACTCAGAACCCCGGTCCTGGATATGATCCAGCGGAAATGCTTGGGTGACAAGTCCGGATGACGGATCAACTCTGACATTGTTGTCAATCGGGTGGAAAGTGCCCAAGTTCTGCCGCTCGGGCAGGCTTGGTGTTTGTCACAAAATTCATCGATAAGCATGATAGCTCCTGGGTGGTGGTTTTGCGGCCTTTGCGGCCTCCGGTGGGCTCCCCCGCAAGGGAGCCGGTCGGGGGTAGGTCAGGCGGTGTACCGGATGGCTGCCCGCTGTGCCTTTGCCGCGACGCGGCGCGGATCGGTGTCAGGCGCTCCGGCCTTGGCGGCGGCCCGTCCCGCATTGGCTACGGCCAGCTCTTCGGCGGTTGCGCCGCGCAACAGGAGGGTGTCGGCCACCCCATATTCGCCGGCATCGGCGTTCCACTCGCTCGCCACGTCCAGCGATTTGATCGCCACGACGGCCACCGGCATCCCGTTGATGTGGAAAACGTCTCCGGCGGCGCGGACATTTTTCCCGCGATACCAGCCAGTGGGGATGAGCGTGCGCAATTCCTGCGGCAGGCTGGCGATTGCGGACTTGATGACGGATTCGGGGATGGTGGACATGGGAGACTCCTGCGCTGTGCGCTCGGTATCAGAGGCTGGATTGCCTGGGCTGATGGGTAGGTTGTAGCCAATGGCTACAGCCATGCAAGGGGAAAGTTTTCGCGGGTCAGGTCTTGGCCCGCAGAGCCTCGTAGATCTCGTCGGCAATTTTCTTAAACGTGCCTTGCCCGAGAACGGCATCGGTCGCCTCGGTGACGGTCATACCGCCATGAATCAGGGCGAGGATGCGGAGGCTGATGATGGCGTTGATGGGCATGGTTATGTTTCCTTGTCTGATGGGCAAACTGTAGCCATTGGCTACGCGAGCGCAAGGGGGAAAGATTGGTCAGGCTAGATTAAAACCCGATCAAACCAAGCGCCGGCATCCACGAGCATTTTTTCAAGCCCGGCAAGGCGTCCATTGTATTCGTTGATGCGCTCGGCATTCCGAAGGTCTGGCGAGTATGCAAGCTCTTTGCGGATAAGGGCGAGGACCTCGCGGCGGGCGATGTTGACTCGTTTGATTTGTTCGGCGGTAAGAACTCTCATGGTCATATTCCCTTCGTTGATGGACGCAATGTAGCCGTTGGCTACAGATGTCAAGAGGAAAGTTTTTTGGTGTGAAATCACACCGAAAAACTGGCACGCTAGACCCGTCGCGCCAAGCTCCTGGCCAATGGCGTCTACTACGGTCATTACCGCCGCCCGTCTGACTCGCCTGGGCATCACAGGCGACATAGCGACGGCGTTGACCGACCTGACCCTGGCCGCCGCCGCCGAATTGATGCTTGATGATTTGGTTTTGCTGCTAGGCGTCGCCGCCGCGCAATCCCAGGGAACTATCAGCTACACGATCAACGGACGATCTACCTCGATCGGCTACGACCAGGCTATGCGCGTGGTGGCCCTGCTGCGTAGCGCGAAAAACGCCAACGGTCCGGCGATTATGGGAGTCATGATTCCATGAGTCTCTGGGCATCCGCCGGCAACCATCCCCTCCTGAGCGAGTGGTACGAGTCCTGGCTGGGCTGGGACGAAATGGCGTGGGCCTCTGAATCCCGCGTAATTGCAAGCCGCGCACAGACGCTGGCCTGCAATGATCCGTTTATTGCCGCCGTGGTTTTGGCGCACATCAACGGCAGAATCGGCCCTACTGGTCTACGTTTTTCCAGCCTCTACGACGACCAACCGGGTCAGGCCAGCACGACCGACCGCGCCCGCCAAATCCGCCGCGAGATCAACGCCATCACCGCCGCCACCTGGGCGGGAACTGATCTGGACGCTGAAAATGTGCGGAGCCGAAACGAGCTAGAGCGGGCCATTGCGTGGTCCGCTTTCGTGCTTGGCGATGGGTTCGCCGTCCGGGTCTGGCGCAACGGGAAATCAGCGTGGCGCCTGGTCCAGCCCGACCGAGTGCGCGGCCCCAAGACGCCACTGCCTGGCCATGTCGTGCGTGACGGTGGGGCTTTTGTTGATGGCCGCATTGTCGGGGTGTATGTAGATTCTGGACGTCTCAATGATTCCGGATATTGGCAGCCCGGTGAATCGACTTTCGTGCCGTGGACCGCCACGGACGGCACGCCAAACGTGATCCACTGCACCGGCTACCGACTGCCCGGGATGTGGCGAGGAGTTTCGCGCATCGCCCCCATGGTGATTATGCAGCGCCAGTTGGGCGGCGTGCTCGAATCGCACGTCGCAGGAAAGCGCCTGCAAGCCATCCTTGGATTGATCGTTGACAGCGAAGATCCCAAGGACTTCGCCGCCGCGAAAGATGCGGGAAATGCCGTGTGGCCCGGGTATATGAAAGTCACAGGCCCGATGAACGTATGGGTAAAACCACCGGGCAGTACCATTCAATTTACCACGCCGAATTTTAACGGCGCGGATCTAGACGCCTATCTTCGCACCTGCTACCGGACACAGACCGCAAGCCTCCAAATGCCGGTGGATGTTGTCCTTTGCCAAATGGGCGAGGCATCTCTTTCCAGCGCCCGCGCCGGCCTGGATCAGTGGGACCGTACTTGCCAGGTCGAGCAGGAATCGCACATCAGCCAGGTGGCCGAGCCGCTGGACCGAACCGCGATAAGCGACGCCGCCGCCTCTGGTGCGCTGGCCATCGCCCCCGCAGAATTTTCCGCCGCGATTGTGGGACGGTACAGCCGCCCGCCAAAATATAGCACTGACCGGCTCAAAGACGCGAACACGATCAAGGCGCTTGTAGAAACGAACGTTTCCGAGTCTACCGCCTTTTCTATGTTCGGTCTTAACTGGGAAGACGAGCAGGAAGAGAAACGCGCTCAGATTGAATTCATCGAAGCGCAAAGCCTGCCAGGAACCAGCACCAGCCCGAGTGGCGAGGTACAGGCCCAGGCCCTCAATGGCATTCAAATTAGTAGCATGCTGGAAGTTCTGACCGCCGTCGGGGCCGGCACTCTGCCCGCTGCCGCCGCCGCTGAAATGCTGAAAATTTCCTTCCCTGCCGTGTCTGCGGATCAAATAAATCTCATGGTTTCGTCGGTGAAGGTGACCGGAACAGCACCGGAAAAACAAGCCGCCCCCACTCCAGCTCCAGAGGGGAGTGATGCCCAGGCGTCTAGCCTTGTTGGGCGTCTCCGCTCCGCACTACGCAAGGCGTCCACATGACCAAGCAAACCCCATTTGGCCGCGTCGTCGCCATGGCCCCTGACCTGCACCGGCAGGCTGTGGCTGACTATTCCGCAGCCGCCGCGCTGATGGCTGCCGGCATGGCCCCAAAGGACGCCCAGGCCGCCGCCTGGAATGGTGCGCCTACCGTGGCCCTGACTGTGGCCGGCGACACCGGAACGATCTGCTTGCACGGGCAGATGGTTGCCCGCGCACCGTGGTTCGCCAAGGCATTTGCTGGGATCTGTGATCCCTACGACGTGGTCGCCGTCCTCGATGCTGTGGCCAGAAATCCGCAATTTGCCGCCATCAAGACGGTGATCATCGAGGTGGACAGCGGCGGGGGGACGGTCAACGGGTCCGGCGAAATCGCCGCCGCCCTGGCCCGCGTCCAGGCATCGGGCCGCACAGTGGAAGCGCGGATCAATGGCATGTGCGCCTCCGGCGCCTATCGCGCGATTTGCGGGGCCGACACCATCACCGCGTCCGCTGATTCCCTAGTGGGAGCCATCGGAGTTTATTGCATAATTGAAGACGAAACCGCCGCCCAATCTGCGGAAGGCTGCAAGCCCGAGGTGATCAGTTCGGCACCGCTGAAAGGTGCAGGGATGGATGGCCGCATTACCCCGGAATACCGGGCCGAAAGACAACGCATCGTCTCCGGATTAGCCGCCGTTTTTTACGATGCCGTGTCCTCCGCCCGCGCCCTCACCGGCCCGGCCCTGGATGCCGTGACCACCGGCCAGGTCTGGTTGGCCGCAGATGCCAAGGCCCTTGGCTTGATCGACGCCGTGGCCGATGCGCCCGACGCCCAGGCCAAGGCCGAAAACACCACGCCTCCCGATCCGGTGATTCCCGTCACCGAAATCGATGCCGAAGAAAAACCAAACCCCCAAGCGGCAATCCTGCCGCCGAACAAAACGGAGTCCGCTATGGATCCCAAGACCCAGGCGGCTCTGTCCGCGCTGTCCACGTCCCACCCCCACCTGTCCTCCGCGCTGATCGGCGAGGCCATCAAGACCGGCACCACGCCGGAAGCGCTGGAAGCGTTTGCCGCCAAGGCCGACCTGGCTGCCAAGGATGAAAAAATCAAGGCCCTGGAAGCGAGCCTCATCGCCGCAAATTCCAAGGCTTCCGAGGCGGTGGCCGCCGCTAACCGCCTGGGCGCGCACCTGCCCCAGCATGGCGACCCGGGCCAGGGCGATGCCGGCCCGGCCAAGGATGTCCGGATCATCCCGATTGCCAAGGCCGCCGAACTCACCGCCGACGACTGGACCGCCATCAAGGCCGGCCAGGCGAAGTTCGGCTGATTTCCACCACTCAATCACTCAATCCCCAACTCTGAAAGCAACATCCCATGGCCGCCAATAACCTCGCCACTCTCGTCCCCACCCTCATCGGATCCATCCAGCGGGTTGCCCGCCAGACCGGGTTTCTTTTCAACGCCGCATCGATCGACGCCACCGCCGAAGCCGGCGCGATTGGCCAGAGCATCAGCTACTCGGAGCTGCCTGATCTCGCCGTCGGCGACGTGACCCCCGGCATCAGCGTCCCGGATCCCGATGGCGTTACCAGCACCGCCAAGACCTTGACGCTTTCTTCCCACAAATACGCGGCGTTTAAGCTCACCGCCGAAGACAACAAGGGCATGGCTGCCCGTGGCGCGGATTTCCGAAACGTGCAGATTGACAACGCCGTGGCGACCGTGCTGAATAGCGCGGAATCGGCGCTCGGAACGATCATGGAGCAGGGCGCCGGCGTGGCCCTGGGCGCTGTCGGAACCGATCCTTTCGCGTCAAATCCCAACATCTTAATCGATGCCTGGCAAGGCATGGCGGATGACAAGGCCCCCGACATGGACCGTATCGCTGTCCTGTCTACCGCGCACTACGCCAGCGCGGCAAAGCTGACCCAGTTCCAGAAATTGAACGAGTCTCCCCGGGGCACTGATTTCGCTTCCGGTCGTCTGGGCATGCTCGCAAACTGGGAAACCGGCTACAGCCAGGCCAGCGGCATCCTCCAGACCACGACCGCCGCCGGCTCGTACCTGATCAACAACGGGGCCGGACACGCTGCCGGCGTCAAGACCGTGACCGTTGATACCGGCTCGGGTGGCTTCGCTGCGGGTGATCTGGTGACCATCGCCGGCAACGTTTACGCGGGGACCTCCACCCTGGTGATGATGGTCGTTGAAAGCGCCACCGCTACCACGATCACGTTCACCCGTGGGCTGTTCGCTGCCGTGGCGGACAATGCCGCGGTCGTGCGCATCGCCACTCACCGTTCGAGCATCCTGGCGCACAAGTCCGCTACGGTGTTCGCCATCCGCCCGAGCGCGGAATTGCCCGAGGGTGATCTGGCCACCACCAGCACGATCGTGCGTGATCCGGTTACCGGGATTGCCTTGCGCCTCGCCTACTACCCCGGATTCCACCAGGGCGCATGGCACGTCTCTGCGGTGTTCGGCGGCTTGGTTCGCCGGCCTTCGTGGGTCCGCCGCCTCATCGCCTGATGACGGTTCCTTGTCGGCGTGGCCCATGCACGCCGCCAGGATGACCACCATCAAAAACACACATTTCCCCGGGATTTCTCATGGTGCCAACCAGCTTTTACGACACGACCGCTCCGGGATCTGTGCGTCTTGCCAGTCGAGACAATCCGCTCCCCACCGGTGGCGTCCCCACCGATAAAATGGGCACGGGCACCCGGGAATATAATTTCACCGACGCGACGAGAACGGCGGTTGCGGCGACCTCGACCGCCGCCGTCGCAATCGGTACCCTGGGCGAATCACGCGAAGTGATGGCCCATGCGTCCACACGGTGTTTCGTGCGATTCGGCGCGTCCGACGTTGCCGCCGCATCCGCCGGAGCCGGGCAACTGATCCTCGAAGCCGGCGAGCGTTTTCACTTGCGGCTTGCTGCCGGCGTGACTCATTTCCGCGTCATCCGCGACACTGCGGACGGCTTCATCACCGTCACTGCGGTGGCCTGATCCATGCTCGCCGTCGGACAAATCGGACGCATTGGGCGGCTCGGCCTATTGGCTAGCCTGCTCGGAGATTCTGCGGCGGCACTGGCCGCGCTGTTGTCTGGGGCCGCTGCGATTTACTCGCTTCGCCGGATGGTCCCGAGCGCCGCCGCCGCCGTTCGCGTGCGCCGGTCCAGCGACAACGCGGAAGCCGATGCTCCTTTCACGGCCACTGGTGATCTAGACCAGACGGCATTGCTGGAGTTCACGAACGCAGCGCGGCCACTGGACACGGTGACCGGTGCGGCTGCCGCGTATTCTCTGCGGAAATTGCGCACGGCATACGCAGGCTCTGCAATTCGCGTGCGTCGCTCGTCCGACAACGCGGAAGCTGATATTGGTTTCACTACGGCGGGCGACCTTGACACCGTGGCGCTGTTGGCGCATTGCGGCGCTGGAAATGGATTTGTTACGACGTGGTACGATCAGACCACGAATACGCGCAATGCGATTCAGGCGACGGCGGCCAATCAACCAAGGATGGTCAATGCGGGGGTGGTTGAGACCGTTTCCGGGCGTCCTGCGATCTTCACGACTGCCGGCCTGTCGATGTCGAACGCCGGTGCGTTCCTCGTGACGGGGAATGCGGATCGTGAGTTGAACGCAGTATTAACGCGCCAGTCCGGAGCCACCATGAATGTGTGGTCAGGGGTGCATGCCTCGAACGGGGCTTGGGGTATCGATCTTGGGACGCCATCGACATACGCGCCATACACCTATGGCGCTGGTGATGCGATATCTGCCGCCGTTGCCAATGGTGCCACGGTAATAGTTACCGCCTCCCGCGCAAGCGGGACTTCCAGAGGATTTGTCAACGGTGCTGCGCGCACGACGGACTCCGACGCGATTTCGACCGTTGTGGGCGTAGGCATCGGCATCGGGGTTCGTCCTGACGGAATCGCTTCGACTGGCCACTACAGCGAGGTCGTCTACTTCCCAACAGCGTTATCTACCACAGACCGCACGTTGCTGGAGCAGTCGCAAGCGGTCTATTACGGCATCACGCACGCAACCGCGTTGCCGTCTGGCTTCGTCACCACTTGGTACGACCAATCCACGAATGCACGCAATGCCACGCAGGCGACGGCTGGCCTGCAACCGCGAATCGTTAATGCTGGCACTGTCGAACTGAAAGACGGCAAGCCATGTATTCGAAACCATGTCAGCGACGCGGTTCTAAATTCATGGAAATTTGCAGAACCTTCTACCAATTGGACCTTTAACGCCGTTGCTAGTCGAGACACTGCTGGAGTAAATGCAAATGACTGTCTCGGAACGGATGGTGGTGGGTATCAAGGCAGTGGAATCTACATACAAATTACGAACGATGGTATAGTCGCGAATTTCAACCGTCCGGGTGGTTATGTATCGGTTGCGGCTCCATTAACAATCGCGGCGGGACAAAATATCCTTGCGACTGTCGTTCACGATTCGTCAAATAACGCAACCGTCTTCGCCAATGGCAACGCAAGCACATCTGCAACAGGCATTAGTTGGGCTAGTGGATCACTTTCAGTATTCAATATTGGCCAGTATAATCCTGCGGTTTTTGTTTCCCTGCTCGGCACATACCAAGAGCTAGTATCTTTTCCGTCAGCGCTCACCACCACCGACCGCCAGATCCTCGAACGCAACGAGGGCGCATACTACGGAGTTGCCGTCGCATGAAAAACCTACGATTATTTACCTGCGGGCTCAAAAGTACTCCGTCAGAAGTGATGCGCGGCCTTGGGCTGACTTGGTCCCACTCCGTGTCGCAAGGCGCCTTCGATCAACATTGGTATTTCAACGTGTCCGGGAAAATCCCCGAACCACTTCCGGACTTTCTGAGCGAAATCAAAATTGACCCACATCAACTCGTCGGCTATGGGCTCTCGCAAGATGACGCCGATGCAATCGTCAAAGCCTCAACCCTCGAAAGTCTGAAGCTATGAAATTCCTCAAATTCCCCACCCGCCAAGAAGCCGAGCAACGCGACTACGATGAAGCCCATGCGCGAGGTTGCGACGGGGTGACCGAATATTGGTGGGGCGTTGTTGAACTCACCGAGGGCTTTGGCTTGCCGGTGGGCGATGATGCGTTGCAGCCAGGCGAAGTCGCGATTGAAGCCACCCTCAAGCCAATCCCCGAGAACCACCAAAATGCGTGAGCGACCCGACACCGGAGCAACCCCCAAGCCGCACGATTGGGCTCCGGGTGGCCTGGAAATCAAAGCCGCCGGCCACCGCTGGAAAATCCCGGTGGCCACTATCGGGGCCGCGTTGCTGGCTGCGGCTGCCGGTGCCTACGAAGTAACCGGCAAGGCGCTGCAAGGCTACGATGCCCGGCTGGTGGAAGTCGAAAAAGCCAGCGTGGTGCAGTCCCAGGCGCAACAGCTCGATCATGCTCTTTTGCTAGAAATCCGCGCACAACTCGCCCGCATTGATGCGCGTCAAGCTGAAATCCAAGTGACCCTGATGCGCCACGGCGCGAGAGATTTACCATGATCCTCCGAGACTTCGCAATTCTTTTTGGCGCCATCCTCCTGCTCGCCATTTTGCTGGCATGCGGGCAAGGAGCCGACGCCCGCCCAGTGCCTGTCCCTGCCCAGGTGACGGCGGATAAAATCGAGGACGAGATCATGGACGAAACGCGGGAAGCAGTCGCCGCGTCCCACGCCGCAGCGGCGGCGGAACAAGCCTCTGCAATTCCGGGCCTGACTCTGGATCAGGTAGCCGGAAAGCGAGCCGAGGCCGACCGTCAAAGATCCGCAGCGGAACGACACCGCGCACTGGCTGCGGAACTGGCCAAGCTCCGAGATGCGGCATTGGCCAGGGCCGACGACGAGCGCAAGGAGCTGGACCGCCGCGCCGCCGCCGCTGAAAAAGCCGCCGACGACCGCCGGCTCTCTTGGCTGGCCGGAATCTCGATTGCGCTATCCGTCGGTGCCGCCGGCCTGCTCACCTGGCTGGGGGTCCCGCTGCGTATTTCCTTGAACTTCCCGGGGGCAGTGATGGTGGCCGCGCTCACGCTGTCAGCTTGGGTTGCCGCTGGCGCCTGGATTGGCCTCCTGTTGGGCGTGGCGATGATCCTGGGGATTATCGGAGCCCTGGTGGCCCTGGTGGCCGGGCTCATCCGAGAATGGCACCACGCGGCGGAATCTGCCAGCGAGCCCGGCAGCGCGGAGAGGGATGCGCTCGACGCCGCCAGCAAGGCCCGGCAATCGCCCTGGATGCGCTGGATTCTCGATCGTCTATTGCCTGTCCATGATCCCCGGAAAGTCTGAACCATGTCCCAGCCCGGCGACACAACCTATCGACTCGTTAAGGTCACCGACGCCGCCGGCGCCGGAGTAACGGGGCTCACTCTCGCTTCGTTCACGTTTTCGGCCTACGGTCGGGGGTACGGGGCCGGGGCCTGGTCTGCCTATTCCGCGAGCCAATCCGTCACGGAAATTGGCTCTGGCCTGTACGATCTCACATTCGTTTTACCGCAGGCATCGGGATGGTGGCGCGTGATGCTGGAGCACGCAACGCATCAGGTCTGGTCCGGATCCTGGGAAGGAGAAATTGAATCGCAGGACCAGGACAGTCTCTATGGCGCCGTCGTCCAGCCGGTGGCCACGCTGTCCACCTCGTTTCAGCTCGGCACGACCCAGCCGGCGGAGCTGGTGGCCAACAGATACCGAACCCTATCAATCCCTATTTACACCAGCGCCGGGGCTCCGTATTCCGCCCTGGCCACGGATTTCCCCAGCGCATCCCTGCGCTTGTCGATCCGTAGCCGTGACCAGACCACCACGAAATGGGACGCTGGCCCGTCGGGGGTGATCACCACCGGGGGAGGCACCGCCGCAGACTTTGCCATCACGACTATCGGCAATGTCTTGACCATCGTGATTCCCGAGGATGCCGGCTTCTTTTCCGCCCTTGCCGCTGGCGAAACTTCTACCGATCTTTACGCCGAAATTGTCGGCGATTTCGGCGGGGTTGCGTCCAGGACTCAGCCCATCATCAGGTCTTCGACGTGGTCTATTTTACGGCGTGAGGTCGGAACATGAACGACGGCTTCCCCAGCAACAATCCAAAGAGCTTTGCGCCTATTGCGAAGTCTGGGAACTTTACGGCAATTCTCGACCGGGAATTTATCGTCACCGCAACCGCCACCGTCACCGACCCGACGCCGGCAGAGGGCCGGGGATTTGTCGTGTTTGTGCGCAATGGAACTGCCACGGTTGGCGGCACTGGATACCCCACCGCCGGCACCACAATCCGCCGGGTGTACCATTCCGGGGCATGGGCAAACTACGTTCACGCGATTGATCCCGCTGTCGCGCGGACGTTGATTGGCGTAGGGGACGCTGACGCCGTCACCCATGCCAGCCTGACGCTGAACAGCGGAGCGGCCACGAGCCTGCGGCTTCGGCAGAACAACAACGTCCCCGCTTTGGATCTGTTTTCCAATTCTGGCGTGGCCGGGAAACGCCGCATGGTCATCACTCCCATAGTGTCCGCAGGAGTTTCCAGGGTAGAATACCAGCGGCTCGATGACACCGGGGCATACTTGGGATCACTGGTCGGTCTTGACCTGGAAGGCGGACCCTGTGCGGTCGCAATTAACGGGCTGTACCTGGGGACAGCGACTCCGACTTCTGCGACGGCGGGAGACGGGCTCCTGCAACTCGCGCCTGGGACGACCAAGGCTAACGGGATTGCGTTCGGTGCGGACTGCTTCATCTACCGTTCGGCGGCTTCCTTGATGCGTTGTGATTCCGCGCAAATGATCGGAACCGGCGTGGCATTCACAGACGGTGCCGCTGCTGCGGCGGGCACGCTTTTGAACGCCCCCTCCGCAGGAAACCCGACGAAGTGGATCCCAATTAACGACAACGGTACCACCCGCTACATCCCTGCTTGGTAACACCATGACCGATCCCATCCAACTACTGACCGTCGCACAAGCTGCCGCTCTGGCAGCCTCAACCCCAGATTACACCGATTCAGACGGAGCAATTCGCCGGGCCGAAGCTGTTGAAATCGTGAGGCGTGGTGACGCCTGGGTCGTCCAAATCCCACGCACGCGGTCTTTCACTTTGCCGACCGGCAAGATAGTCAGAGAAGGGCTGGCGAGCTTCACGGATTCCGTTAAATCCGTGGCAACCGCCGAAGTCACTATCGGCGGATTCCGCATTCCTGTGCTGCTTGCCCATGCGATTCTCGGAGCGTACTACGTCGCCCGGGAAGCCGGCGAGATTGTCCCCGCTCCGCCTTCGGCCATCATCCCCCTGGAATCAACGCCATGAACGAGCTGACCCCAATCGAAATAATCGTGGAAACTTTGAACTCCGCCCTGGAACATTGCCCGCCGTCAACGCGCAATGCGTTGACTCGGCACGTCAGCCCGGCGATTGACTTGGTACGAGCTGAACTTGGCTCGTTAAAAACGGAAAATTCAGCTTTAAAATCACAGCTTCCCGCAATGGCTGATGAAAGCCACGGGTGAGCCTTAAATCCCTCATGACCGCCGACCTGACCCGGGTCTTCCTGAATACCTCGGCATTTGCCGAGTCCGGGACCTATACGCCCCAGGACGGCACCGGGTTTACCCTGAAATTTTGCCCCTCTGATGCCGCCCCCGCCGCGTCTATGGGGGACGGTGGGATCCGCCAGGAAGCCAGCATCACCATCACCGCCAGCAAGGCCGCATTTGACGCCGGAACGACTAACAAGGCCCCGCTCCGTGGCGACCTGCTGGCGATTGCATCCGGCGACATGGCCGGGACCTGGCGTGTGGATACTTGGTGGGCCGACAGCGGGGGAGGTATCTCCATGGTTTGCGTTCGCTCCGAGCAATCTACCATCAGCGCCAACGGCTCCCGGGAGGTCTAGTGACTGTCACCGCTACCAGCTATGAAGCCCAAGTGTCCGCCGCCCTGGTGGCGATGCTGGCCGCTTCGTCAACGTTCACCACCGCCGGCGGATCTCGTGCGCTCATCGCCGAAGACGACGGCGGACTGGCCCGAGCCCCCAAGAATTGCGACGGCGGCACCCTGGTGATTTCTGGCCTGTGGGCCGTGGTCCGCGTCACCGAATGCACGACCGCATTCCGCGCCCTGGGCACCTATGGCCATGAGGGCAAGGCTCAGGTCTTGATTGTGCTGCCGCGCAATTCTAGCGAGTCGCATACGGACTGGATCCGCCGCGCGCGGAATATGGGCGGCGGGGTCCGCGACGATATGAACGCGATGTGGGGCACCGTGGTCTCCACCGTGCCGACGCCCGCATCCGCTGAGATCACCACCTCTGAACCGATGGTCGCCGACGATACGAGCGCCCTGGCTGGTTCCTGCTTCGTCCATCTCGAAATCTCTTGGAAGGATATTCCATGACTGCTTTTGCCTTCAATCTCGTCAAGCTAAACAATTCCTATTTGACCGGCATCCGGCAGCCTGATCTCCAATTGCGGGAAAAGCAGATGCCGAGCGAAACGGACGGGAGCATCTGGCAGACCAGCGCCCCGGTGATCCGAGCCGCGCCGATGTGCAAGTTTGGCACCGTGGCGGTCAAGGCCCTGCTGGTCCTGCTGGGGACCTCCCGACAGCCGCCGCATGTGGCCCTGGATGGCACCAACGGGGTGGAGTTGATCGGGGCCAAAATCAACAGCGCCGGCCCTGGCTACGATGCCACCAGCGTGCATGCGAGCCGCAAGGGCCTCCGGGGCCTGCTGATGCTGTCCGGCCTGAGCTGGCGTCCAGGTGATGTTGCCGAGGCCACCGCAGAAGTGTTTTTCTTTTCTGCGGCTGGTGGGACCGACAGCCTCACGGCTTCCACTGTCGCCACTCCTACGATCCCAGTAAATACGGAGCAGCTGGTATTATCCAGCGTTTCAGGAATCCCGTCCAGTCGGATCACCGCATGGGACTTGGTCATCACGCATCAGGTCGAAAACAATGATGAGGCCATTTGCTACAACGCCGGCCTGCCATATCCGGTGGCGTTGAAACAACCCGGCGTGGGCGGGGCCGTGGAATGGATGCTCACTGTCGAGACGACCGACCTGACGACAGCCATCACCAACGGCACGGTTGCCAGCGTGTTCGGGGTGCTCAACCACAACGGAGTAGGCATGTCATCAGGCACTGCCACGGTGACCATCAACAGCCCGCAAATACGGGAAGAAAGCATCACCGGCAAGCCCGCTTCCCGGAAGATCATGATTCGCGGGACCTGGGACGGCACCAACTTTCCCGGCACGATTGCCACGGCCTAATCATGACTCCCTACCCTCTTTTTTACACTCCGGACGGCGTGGCCCGCCCCGACTGCTGCCCGCACCTCGCCCCGCTGGCCTGCCTGCCTGGCAAAGGCCCGGACGTGATCGCCGGGGCCGATGGCCGTCCGTTCGGAGGGGCTGGCCTTTGCTGGGGCGGATCCCTGCCGATCCCCGGGTCAGTGCGCTGGACCAAGACCGCCGCCGGCTGGTATGTGGCCCTGGATGGCATCACTCCCCAGGCATTGCGCCGGGTGACCACGCATCCCCGGATCCTGTCTTGGCGCACGATTCCCGGCGCTCTGCCGGGCCAGCGGTGGCGCGTGCCCGCGCTGATCACATCAGACGAGGACGGGGATCCCATCTTGGCCGTCGACCGCATCCTTACGCCCAACGGATGGCGGGAATCTGACGACCTTGCGCCGATGATCGAAAAGCTGATCAGCGTCCACAATGGGCGTCCTCTGCATGAGGACGCCGACCAACGAAACGCGGAATGCACCGCCCTGGCCATCGCCATCCTTGGCCTTGGGCAGTGGATTGACATGGATCTTGCCACTGTCACCGGGTGGGTCTCGGAGTCTTTCTTGATCGACGTACTCAGGGCCGCGATGAACCGCGCCCGCGACGATGAGCTGGCGGATCCGCTGTGATCAAAATCGACTGGAAAGCGTCGGGGGTTTTCTCCCTCAAGCGTGACCAGTCGGCACCGCTGCTGACCGAGGCTTCCAGCGTTTCGCTCAAGGCCGCAATGAACGAATGGGCCACCGGCAAGGGCGAGACATTCAGCACCCTCGGGGATCGGTTGAAGCCATCGGCATTCAGCGTCTACGGGTTCACCAAACGGACTTCAAAGTACCGCAAGCAACAGATCCGCGCATTTGGCCAGGCAGTGCCGTACCGCAGCCCGCGCAAGCTGGACTTTTCCCAACTGGCCGTGGCCGCAATCCGCATGAAGGGACAGGCGGTCATCGCCGCATTGGCACGCATCAACAAATCCGAGCACATGTATAAATTGGTGACTCGCCCCGGGGGATTCACTCTGATTAGCAACAAAGGCGGGAAATCAGCCAAGGTCACCATCAGATACCCAGGAGCAAAAGCACTCAACATCGGCGGGGCAAAGAATGCCATCTACCGCAAGGAATTTGCCGACTGGTCCATGGGTGGGGGACGTGACGGCGCCGCCGTGCTAGACCGGGCCGGGAAGCTCTTTGCCGTCCATTTCCAGCGTGGCCTATCCCTGGTCCAAGATCGGAAGATCGTATGAGCAATGATATCCAAGGCAGCGTAACAGCCAACACCGCGCCCGCCGTCGCCGCAATAAATCAAGTCTCTGGGGCCATGGACAAGCTGGCATCCAAGACCAAGGCCGCGAACAAAGAAACCCAAGACTTGCAGAAGCGGGTCAATGGCCAATTTAAAGAAGCGTCCGCTGGCGTGGCCCGTGCCGGTGGTCCGGTCGGATCCATCGGTGGCCGGATCCTTGGCGGGGCGGGTATGGGCGGGACGCTGGGGGCCGCATCGGTGGCCTTGGCCGCTCTGACGACCGTCATCGGTGCGGTGGGGGCCGCCAGCAACCGCGCCGTTGAGCAGATGGGCCGTCAGATTGAAGCCGAAAACAAGCTGGCCGAAGCGCGGACCAAGGCGGAAAAGGACATCGACACCCAGGCCAAGGCAGGGGCCGCACAGGCCCCCGTGATGCGCAACGTCATCGCCATGGGTGGTCCAGCCGCCGTGAAGGCCCTGGAAAAGCTGGAGAAAAAAGGAATCGACACGCCAACGGCTGCCGCTGGGTTGCAGGCTATCATGGTCCGGTATCCGAACCAATCGCTTGATTCACGCCCATCGTCTGAGGTGATCTTCCGCGCCTCCATGCTGACTGAGCTTGGCATGAAGTTCGATGACGCAGTCAAGGCCCTCGTGGCCCGTGGTGGCATGGATTCCCCAGACTCATCCGCCCGGCAGGCTCAACTAATCTACAAAGAATTCACCGGGCAACGTGGTGATCCAGGCAAGATCTTTGATGACGCGATGTATAATGTCCGGTCAAATTCATATTTGAATGACGTGAAGAAATCAGCGCAAATCGAGGGAGCGATCCCAGCGATTCAGCGGGGGCAAGTCGGAAGCCTGGAAATGACGGCACGGGAGAACCTGGCGGCCGCCGTTGATCCGCTCAGCAAACACCTGGTAGAAGCCAATGCTCTGGCCGTGAAGCAACTGGACGCCATGCAGCGGATGGCCAACGAACAATTCACTCTGACAAAGTGGCTCACAACTTCTGGCCGGGCTTTTGGCCTGTCATCTGGGTCGGAACAGCAGAAGTTGAATGACATTATCGAAGCCAGAGCCGCCGCAATAAACCGGACGGAGCCGTAAATGCCATCCATCGACAAGTACGAGTTCTCCGCATGGGCCGGGAAAATGCCAATCCCGGAAACCTCCTACGAGACATTCCGCCGCCCTGGGCTGGATGCGCTCGGGGTTGGCTTTGATTCACAGATTGTCGAGCCGGCAACGATCATGACCCGGGCTATTGTCGCGGCGGATCAGCTCGATGGTACCGCCGCCGGCTATCGCGCACTCGTGCAGCGAACTGTTGCGGTAGTCGATGGCATGGGACGTAAACATAAAACCGTCTTGGTGGTCCGGGTGCGCGGCATCGTCTGGGATCAGTTGATTGCTCCGGCGGGATCCTATCTGGTCTCCGCAGAGTGGGCACTACTTCCCGAAATCACCGCGCCCGTACCGGTGACCCCATGACCTCGCAAAAGCGCCAAATTCCCGCATGCCTAGTCCAGTATGCCGCCAACTGGCCAACCAGTGATGCCGGGTGGACCACCTCGCCGAACCTGATCCCCCTCAGAGCTGCGCGGATGCTTGGATCGAAAATAGGAGAGGCGACAATATTAGAATTATCTGGGTATTTTGCCCCACCCGGAACCCCTGGGAATAAGGTCGGGGCTCCACGCTCCGAGATCCTGTACGCTGGGGCCGTCGTCCGATTATTGGTGCAAGATTCCGCCGGTACAATTACCCAGGTTGTCAACCGGAAGCCGCAACAATTCAGGCCCATTTGGTGGGGTGTGGTGGTTGGGAAAACCCGGAGCGTTGACGGCGGGGACGTGACCGAATCGACATATACCAGCGCCATCAAGACGACATGGATTTGCCAAGATGCGAAAATACAGCTTGCCCGAACTCGGGTATGTTATGCCTATTACGGGTCAACACCGCAACGCCTAGACCGGGTGATCCCGTTTAATGAGGGTGGCGGATCCAACCCCACATTCGGAGGTAACCGCACGGCCAACACCGTGACAATCGATGGCCAGGATGTATATGCATTCGACCGCTCCACGACCTCCGTTAAATGGACTCACCGGGACGCCCTGGACTATCTGCTTGCAGCCTACGCCAGGCCGCAGGCGGCGGGGCTCGCCGGCGGTACCGGCCTCTATGGGCCAGCGCCTGCCGTTGGTGGGCTGACCTGGGCAATAGATTGGACCGGCACGCCGTGGACCGGAGCCGGGACCGCTCGGGTTCCTTATTTTGATCCTTATGACCAAGACATCATCAGTCTGATGGACCGCCTGGCCGGGAGCAATCGCGGCTTATCCTGGGATTATTCCATTGATGGGGATGTGGCTACCATTCGATTTATCAGTCTTTCTCCGCAGGTCATTACCTATGGCGCAATGTCACTTGACGCAAATCCAGGGATTACGCTAGATCATCGGCAAAATCCGTTTATTAGGTCGATGGAGTACACCCAAGACTCCACCGGATACGATTACATTTTGGTTCAAGGCGAGCGCCCGCTTCGTCATGTCACCTTCGCATTCCCGGGGGACCTGATCCCCGACGATTCCTGGACCACATCCAGCGCCGCCGATGATGCTGCATCGCCCGATGGTCTGACTGGGGCCTGGCGAACTTTCCGGATCTCCCCGTCCTGGGATCCAGGTGCCGGGGCCGGCGGTACGGATGATCCTTTCGTGCGCGGCAAGATCAGCTCCCGGGAGGATGGCCTGCCCAATGGATTCCGAGGGTATCAATCTGGGCTGCCGGTGGACGCTCTGGATTTGACGCCAAACCTGGGGATTCCTGCCTATTACGGAACGTCCAGCAACCGTTCAGGTGGCGAGCAGGGGCCGACACTCCTGGCCTGCACTACCACCGCCGACGCAACCAAGGCCGAGGACTTTTCGGACCGCATAGCTGTCGCAATCACCAACGCTCCACCGGTGATCACCTTGGGCCTGTCCCCGGGCGATTCTCAGACGATAAAATCCTGGTACGATGGCCGTGGATCCCATGCCGCATTTTATCTGACGGTAGGGGTCCGGGAGTGGGCACCGCTCTCCCTGGCCTGGTGCAGGGAGTCAAGAGACTGGCCAAACGGCAATCCCAGGGTGCTTTGCCACCGGATTCCCGATGCCATCGAGGTCAGCCGATCCAACGGCGTCCGCATGTCCGTCAACAGTTCCGGAACAATCCAGGGAAACGCCGCAGGATCTACCATTTTTGACGGGTCGTCCATGAACTGGCTCTACATGACTCTTGCCTTGCTTCGCGCGCGCTACGAGGTCGAGGGAGGGACTATTGACTGGACCGAGGGCGCATTGATTGACTCGACGACCGCGCTCGGAACGATGATCGAAACCCTTGAAATGCCAGATCAGCCGGCAACGATTAATGCCGTGATTTCATCCATTTCCTGGGACTTCACCGACTCAACAACCGGATACACGACGGAGCGGCCTGATTTTCAGGCGAGCAAATAATGACCCCTGACCATCGTCGGATTGAATTTCTTGAGAGTAGGGTAAACGATCTTTCCAGAAAAATCGAGCAAATCCCACGACAGGTTTCTTCACAAAAAAAAATCACCAGGCTCCAAATAATTGGAGGCAACACCCTCGGGACTTTCGCTGGAACGTCCGTGGTTGGGATAAAATCCGTATCGTCTACCCTGACGATTCCTGCGGCAATCCCGACATTCGGCGGCACCTATGCCGACGGGTTAGGCTATGGGCAAATCGTGAAGGATGATTATTTTACATTGTCGCAACCCGTCTGGATATGCGTAGGAAAAGTCGTAAATATCGGCGGGGCCACAATCACGGCTGAGTGCCTTGTCCCATGTTCAGACCGCCAGCTGGTCTATGCGTTGAGCCCTGTTGTCGTCAATGTTGGCGGTGTCAATGTTAATGTCTATATGAGATATCGATAGTATGGGATCTTGGTCATCATCAACGCGATTCGTGGCCGGGAACGTCTTTATCGGCCAACCTGACAGATACTATACGACTCTTATTCTGGATCTTACAGGCGATTCTTTCGGAACTCCAGAAGCGTTCCCATTCAATCCGTTTTCTCCCAGCCCATTCGTTAATTCATGGGTAGACCCCTATACTGACAGCACGGATGATTTATATAGCTCGTTCTCAACCAACGTGCAAAATAGGTACTCGATCCAGAAGCTAATAATGCCTTCGGATGGGACTCTATTCACCACTAGAGTTGTTGCGTTTTATGCCATCCCAGACAATTACGGCACGCTTGCGCCCTACAAAGAATATATTTTGGAAGTAAAAATCATCGGCGCATGTTATTTCCAGTCGAGTGCATACGCTGGCGGCAATATACAAAATGCCCCGATCATGAGATTCTACCATCCGCTTGATGCCGGAACGAAAGCCTTGGCATCTCCGTGGTTTTCTCATGATCCGACACACGTTCTCATCGAAGCCGCCTTCACGCTTCCGGGATTTTCTACGAGCCCATCGGCCAGATGCCTTGCCGGATTCCCCGCATCTCTCCCCTCTGGATTCGATATTGTCTCTGATGTGAACGCTTTGCAAACCACGAATTATAAAGTTGACAGAGCGACTAACTGGGGGCTTTATCCGGCAATACACGGTTCACTCCTGAAGGCTGTGGCATCCGGAATTTACGGATCGGCTGGGGTATATACCGACAACGTGGAAATATCAGGAGACTATCACGCTGTTGGACATTTCAGAATATGTACGCTGCCATTCAGCGCCATCACCATGCCCTGGGCTTCCCTGGGGTATTTATATGTAAGAATCATCGCGAAATGGTTTCTATTCGACGGAACATATCAGATAGACAATTATGATAATTATTCGGCTACCGGGAACGCATACGGAACGACCGCCGTCAATGCGCCAGCAAATGCCCTAGATTGTACGATTGATTATGCATACTCGAATGATGGTGTGAATTTTTCCAGCCGCTCGGTATTCGGGAGGGCATCAGACCCGCCACCCTGGGGATCGATATCCCCGCCCTGCCTGCCAGATTGCCCGACGATCGGGACCAATGGTGGCATTCTGCCGTGTGTGGTGGCTGCAATTACAGGCTAGGTGGCTGGGCGTGTCTCAAAATGTCTTGGCCTCTTGACCTAGGACATAGGCTGGCATGCTTATGGGATGTTATCGATTAAAGCTCTCTGCCTAAAGATCGGGTCCCAGTGCGAAGCCGCCCGCCAGGTCGGGGTCTCGGACCGGACCG